GTCTCCAATGTTCAACTCATTCAGAAAAGAATCAGTGGGGTCAGTACTCATTCTTCTTGCAGTGTTTAACATACCTCTTGCTGCGGTATTTGCTTTAGATAATTTTTCTGCCCATATCATATCTTCTAAACTAACCTCTGCCCCAGAAGCAATATCTTTACAAATTGCTTCAAGTCTCAATCGATATTGTGTTGATAGCATAAGTTTTACATATCTTTACGATTATTTATGTTTATATCTGTGGGGGTTACGTGGTCCATCTATAGAAAAAAACGCTATAGGTAGGAACATTACCCAACTGAATAGAGCAAGAGTATTCATGTTCTGCCCTACCCATTGAGTGAGATTACTTAACATGGATTACTCCTTTCATTCCAGCACCCTCATGAGGAGCACATTTGAAATCATAATCTCCTGCAGTAGCAAACTTAATTTCTTGTGTCTCACCAGGAGTAAACATCAATGACTCTCTTGATAAACTTGCAAATTTATCAAAGATGATGTTGTGAGGAGGTAATGCATTATTAACAAAGGTAACTGTCTCACCAGCATCAATAGTAACCTCATTTGGTTCAAAGACTAAATTGCCATTGTGACCCATTTGTATCTCAGTAGCATATGCTTTAGCTGCTAATGAGAAAGATAGAAAGAGTGAAGTGAGCATGATAGTTAATCTGCTCATCCACCACATAATTTCATTTTTCATAAATTAACGCCCCATAGGAACAATACCCATAAGATAATCTAAACCTGTTTCGTTTGTACAAGAATCCACAAAAGAAGGATGCTCTCGTAAAAACGGGACATCCTCTTGTGCATCTTTAATAGCTTCGTACGAGTTGTTTGCATACTCGCAAATGTAGTGACGCTGTTGATCACTGTCGTGATACCCTACGGTATAGTGTGACTGGGGCATGATCTTTCAATCCCATATGTAATTATATTTAGTATAGCACAGTCGTCAAGCTAAGTATATTAACCCATTCGGTCTTCAAAGTCAGACATATAAGCTTCCCTGTGTTTCCAAGTCATTCCACTGGTAGATCCCTTGCAAGGATTGATGCAATCATCATGATTTATAGAATTGCAAATTAGTCCAGCAAGGTCATGTGGACATCCAATTTTTCCAGTAGTCCAATATAATTGATCGTCTATCCAACCTGCTTTACATACAGGACATGTTTTACAATTCATCCTCTACCTCAGTCTGGATAACACAATCCGACTCAGGTGTTGTAACGCATAACATAGCAAATCCATCTTCCATTTGTTCTTCATCAAGATATGATTGACCACTTTGATCTATACTACCACTAATAATTTTTCCTACACATGTTGAACATGCACCAGCACGACAAGAATAAGGAAGATCAACACCTTCTTCTTCTGCTGCATCTAAAATATAAGTATCCTCATCACATGTAATTGTAGACTCAGAACCATCAGATAGTTTTAAAGTAATTTGAGGCATGGTTAGATCTTTGGTATATAACTTTTGTACTTTTCTAAATGCGGTATTACATCTTGCTCAACTTTATCCACAATCTGATCGATGATATTAACGTCAAGACCTGCGAATGGTGGAATGATACCAAGTATACGAAGTAATCCATCTACAAATAATGCAAGACATGTGAATCCAAGAATCATACTAATGATAGTAGCGTCACGATTGTGCTTTGCCATTGATGCTTCATCAATTGCTCTTGCTTCATCAACAGCAGCTTTAATTAGTAGATCAACTTCTTCCTTTGTGTAACACAGGTGAGGAAGAATCTCTCGGATCTTCTCTTCTGTCATATTGAACCATACACTATTTGTATTATAACACTGGTGTCAAGTACACTAGTATATATTGTTACATCATCTCATGAACATGGGTTGATGGTCTTTCCCCCATCTTAGCCTTTTTATCCTGTTCAAGTTGATATAACTTATTCATCATCTCTTGTTTCTTTTCAATATCATTCAACTTTTTCTGTACCTCTTTGAGTTCTGACTCAATAGATCTGTCGGTCATTTGATTTTAAAATGCTTCTCTTAAACCTCCTTGCCAAAACTACAAACAAGTTGTTGATTTAAGTATTAATATTTATATCATTTAGACTTTCTTAATTTTTCCATTATCTGCAAATAGGTTGGTGGCATCTTAATTTGTTCTTTCGTTGCCAACTTATTCGCTGTTGCATACATTACTTCTCTATCTCTCTTACCATAAAGCTCTTTAAACCTATGGGCACTTTTACGTTTCATACCACGTACAATCCTTTCAGCCTCCTGATTAACAGGAGACTTTATATCGGATCCGAAACCTTTAGGTTTAGGTCTTGCCATTATCCACCTACTACTTGGACTTCTTCTACTATCACTGCACTGGTTGCTGTAGTAATTTTAACAGCACGTGCTATTCTTGCTTTAGGACCAGATGACCAAGTATAAGTAGATGTTGAAGAAGAGTCAATATCTGTTGATAAAATATTGTTATGTACATCTATTGCAGTAATCTTTTTACCAGCAGTACCAGCAGATAAGAAAGCAGCATTGATAGCTGGAGAAGTGCTATCATCTACGATTGCAATATAATCTCCTACAGAGAATGGATGGTTTGCAGATGTATCATATACATGCTCACCAACGTAGTAGTCAGCAGTTGCATCAGCAACACCCTTAACTATTTTTGCTTGTCCAGGTTTGCCACCCTTAATAAGAATGAATTCATTCTGCACTAGAGTTATTGCAGGACCACCGTTAAAAGAAACAGTAGCAGCACCTGCTGTAGAACCAACTCTATAGTATCCTGTTTGTACCGTTTGATATTCAGAAGAATCTGCTGCTATCGTATTGGTACTTAAAACATTAAGAACTGTCATGTCGTGTTATTTCGTGTCGTTATTATTTATCTCTTTTTGCTTCTTAAGCATCTTTTGTAAGTCTGCTGTACTACCAACAAACATTGTATTGTTAACCGTTGATGGTCCTTTCTTCTCTTCTTTATCAAGCTCTTTCATTTTACCTTGAAGATCAATCAACTTATCTGCTACATCCCCGACGTTTTTAATAAGTTGCCCTGCCACCTCATAAGCTCTTGGATGATCGCTTGCTCTCGCAACGTCAAGTATACCATCTACTGCCTCCTGTCCTTTCATTACAAGATTATGTAGTTGAGCACGACTAACCTCATAGTCCTGTCTTACATCTCCTTCTTCACTTTTTTTCAATGATGGTTTTACAACCTTCTCCACTGGAGCAGGTCGATCCACATTAAAAACATCATCTAAACCATCGTATGCACTCATTATGGAATTACCTCATCTGCACCGCTTATAGGATTACGTTTCTTATTATCTGTAAAGTCTTCATCAACAATACCAAATCCGAAATCATCATCAGCATCTGCTGTAATAGGATCTGGTTGAACTGTATACCTGACATCTCTTGGTGCAGTACCAACATTAGTGCTTGCATACATGTCAGTAATAGTCTTCTTGATGATCTTACTTTCAGTAACAGGACCGTATAGGTAAGTCTTAGCAGTAAAACTCATAGTATAAATGATTGCTCGTCTAGTAGCAAACTCACCTTCATAACTATCCTCATAATCTATACTGTTTAAAATAACAGGAACATCCTTTATCTCATTCATCTCAGTTAATAATTTAATTGGCAAGTTATAATGAGGTTGAAAATTAGGAAGTATTTGCTCAATAATCTGCAATCCATCATCCTGATTCTTTGATATGACTGCTAATTCAAATCCAATATTATATGGCACTGGCATGAATACCATCTTTGATTTTGAGTTATCACTATTAGTTGCTATCTTAATCTTTTGAGTTGGAGATACTTTTCTCTGTGCATCATATGTAATACCATTAATCTCAAATGAGATTCTAGGTAAAGTTATCTGCACTCTCTTATTTGTTGGATCTGGATTCTGATCTAATCTTGCTAAGAATTTTTGTTTAGGACCATATGCCAATGGTACCTTCATAACCTCATCTTGTCTTCTTAGTTCAATGTTATTAAACATTGTACCAAAAGCAACAATGGTCTTACGAAATATTTCGTGATAACTATAAGTTCCTAACATTAGATTGTAGTATCAGTAATTGAGCCAACTGTACCGAATGGATTAGATTCGGAGAAGTCGATAATATCATTGTCAGCAGTTTCAAAATCATTATTTTGATCGTAGGCAATATTTTTATTATCTATCGTATTATATGTAGCAGTTGTCCAAGATGCACTTGAAGTACCACCTGTCACTGTCTCTGGAACAGAGAATG